GCTTAAAATAAAGGCAGATCAAGCAACCGAATTACTTGACCTACTAGAACAAATGGATTTTAATCAGATAGACAAAGTAGTAAAATATTGTAAGAGTATCTTACGATAAATATCACTATGCCACGAATATCTCTATATAAACCCGAACGCGGTCAAGATTACAAATTTATGGATCGTCAGATTTCCGAAGCTTTTCAGCTGGGCGGAACAGATGTATATCTACACAAATTATTAGGTGTTAAAAACAGCACCGATCCTAACGATCCTGCTACTATCGATCAGCCTAATTATGCCACAGATAGTGTGTCAAATATTCAAGATTTACTATTACTAGAAAATCGTGATAGAAAATATGAACCAGAAATATACAGAATACGTGGTTGGTACAATGTACAAAATATAGATTTTAATTTAAGTCAATTTGGTTTGTTTATTGACAATGATACAGTTTATCTAGTAGTGCATATAAATGATTTTATCAAGTACATAGGTCGTAAACCTATCAGTGGAGATGTTATTGAACTTCCACACTTACGTGATGACTTTGCACTAAACGGATATGATGTAAGTTTACCACGTTACTATCAAATTACCGATGTAGGCAGAGCCAGTGAAGGATTTAGTGCTACATGGTATCCGCATTTATATAGATTAAAATGCAGTAAGATTACAGATAGTCAACAATTTGCAGATATACTTAAACAGCCAATCCAGGAAGGTTCTAGTACAACCTTACAAGACCTTCTTAGTACTCGTGCTAAAGATTTAGAAATTAATGCGGCAGTAATCGGCCAAGCAGAATCAGATGCTCCTGAGAGTGGTTATCAAACTGATCAGTTTTATACATTGGCTGTAGATCCTACAACAGGCAAGCCTATTGTTAAAACTGTTGACGAGACTGACTTAGATGCAAGCAGTATGGTTGACACTGCGGCAGATTTAGCCGGCAAGCCTACACGTAAAGGCTACACTGGTTATTTGTTAGGTGACGGTGTACCATCAAATGGCGCACAATTTGGTGCAGGAATACAATTCCCAACTAGTGCCGAGCAAAATGATTACTTCTTACGTCAAGATTTTATGCCTAATAGACTTTTCAGATTTGACGGAACACGTTGGATCAAAGTCGAAGATAGTGTACGCATGACTATGACCAACAATGATACTCGTCAGACATTGAAAACCAGTTTCATTAACAATACTAACACTAACACCATTGGTGGCGAAGTTGTTCAAGAACGTAATTCACTTAGCCAAGCACTTAAACCACAGGCAGATTTATAATGCAATTTTTTTATGATAAACAGATACGCAGATATCTAGTACAAATAATTCGCTTGTTTAGTAATTTTACAGTCAAGTACAATGACGGGACACTACATCAAATACCGGTAAGTTATGGAGACCCTGACAGACAGGCCGCGGCTATTATCAGACAAAACAGCGAAAATGCAATACAAAGTGTACCACGTATTGCAGTTCATATTAAAGATTTACAATTAGATAGAACTAGATTAGCAGATGCTACTCACGTAGGTAAACTTCACATAAGAGAACGCAACGTATACACTGATCCAACTACTGGCGAAGAAACTTATGGTACCGGGCAAGGAAAAAATTACACTGTTGAACGATTGATGCCAACGCCTTTTAAATTAACAGTCAATGTTGATATTTGGTCTAGTAGCACTGAACAAAAATTACAAATTCTTGAACAAATTTTAGTATTGTTTAATCCAAGTTTAGAAATTCAAACTACAGATAATTATATTGATTGGACTAGTCTAAGTGTTTTAGATCTAACTAATCTTACATGGTCTAGTAGACAAGTTCCAGTAGGCACTAATGATGCAATTGATCTTGCTACAATGACCTTAGAAGCACCTATTTGGATAAGCCCGCCTGTTAAAGTTAAAAATCTTGGAGTTATTACAAATATTATTACTAGCATTTATGGTTCCGAAGGTGATCCGTATAATGATTATATTTCAGGATTAGGTGTAGATGGCCAGCCAGGTGACGGTAATTTTAATAGTCCTAATCTGAGTGATTTATTAAGCACACAATACACTAATAATAGTGGAAATTTTGGATTGTTAGTGCTAGAAGGTAATGCACAAATTTTAAATCCTGGAGAAAATACCACATCTCCTGCTACTGAAGCTGACTTACCTGTAAGACAAGGTACACCTTTAAACTGGGAACAATTTTTAGAAGCCTGTGACGGTGAATATGTTGCAGGGTCTAGTAAAATTTATTTGATGCAAAGTACAGGATATGAAGTATCGGGAACATTTACAGTTAATCCACTAGATAATACCACTATTGTTATTTCTTACGACACTGCTACTTACCCATCAAATTCTAGCATTACATCTTCTTATAGAACATTAAGTCCAGGCACATTTGATAGAATTATTAATCCTTTAAACTTTATACCAGGCACAGTTAGCGCAGGTACACGTTATCTTATAGTAGAAGCTATTGATTTTACAAGACCTGACTTATTTCACGATTCAACTACACTAACATATTGGAAAACCCATACACCTGGAACGGGTGTTTTTGCGGCTTCTAATGACATTATAGAATGGAACGGTACAGCATGGACTGTGCTATTTGATTCTACTCAGAGTTCCGATGTCCTGATCTATCAAACGAATATATACACTGGCATACAATACAAGTGGAATGGTGTTGTATGGGTTAAATCATTTGAAGGCGAATATAGAGCAGGTCTATGGAGAATAGCGTTATAAAAGAACGTATTGTATGTAGTGGTGCATTAATTTACGCCAAAAATACCCATAGGTTTTTACTTTTACAAAAAGCAACTGGCAAACATGCTGGTACTTGGGGACTAGTCGGTGGTACCACTATGGAGGGAGAAAACCCTTGGCAAGGTCTGCAACGAGAAATTGTTGAAGAAATAGGCGAAATGCCTAAAATTAAAAAAACAATCCCCTTAGAAACCTTTGTTAGTAACGATGCCGTATTCAATTTTCACACATATTTGTGTGTTGTAGAAAATGAATTTACTCCTGTACTAAGCACCGAACACTGCGGATGGGCTTGGGCTGTTATAGATAATGCTCCTAAGCCACTACATCAAGGATTAAAGAATAGTTTTAGTAATCGTGCCATGCGTACAAAACTACAAACAGTGTTCGATGTTGTGGATTTAATATGACTCCGATCGTAATTGAAAATGCTATACCAAAATCATACCAGGATTCTATTTCCAGTATGGTATATTCTAGAGATTTTCCGTGGAATAGTGTTCACGAAAGATACAGTGACGGTACTTGTTCGTGGAGTTTTAGTTATCTAGCTAACAATGACGGGCCTAATGACCCGGCGGGTTCTACATCTATGCCAGCATGCAATTTGTTAATGCCTGTGGCATACACTATGGCCGATGCTATTGGCAAAAAATTAACCAAACTATTAAGAATTCGTATTGGTTTGTTATTACCAAACCCGCCACAAGCAATTGGAGATGACGTTGTATTTGTAGAAACCAACTATGGTGGAGACGAAGCACACATCGATTTTAGAATTCCGCATTATACCGGATTATACTATGTCAACGATTGCGATGGTGATACTATAATTTACAATGAAAAGAAACCAATGGATCAGTATACTGAGCTATATCGCAGTAGTCCTAGCAAAGGAAAAATTTGTGTGTTCGATGGCGAACACTACCATGCTAGTTCTAAACCTAAAAACAGTTACGGAAGGATTGTAGTTAGCTACAATTTTATAGCAGAATGAATTTTTTTAAAAAGAAAACTAAACCAACAGTTAAAGTATGGTCAACTGTACCAGGCTTAGAAGAGATAGTTCCGCCAGTACCAGCGATTGATTGCATACCCGACTGGTTTAAAACTATGCCCAAAGATGTTGGCAATGAAATGCATCCAGGCACTGCTAAAAGATGCCCTGCATTTGTTGACTATTTTAGCCAAGGATTTGTAATTAAACTATGGTGTGACGTAGCTATTACTATCAGAGAAGATAAAAGTTATAGTTTGTTTACTCCAGAAGATGTATTTCAGTTTAAAAATCACGGAGATGAACAATTTTTAGATCATATCCCCGATAGAGGCGGCATGAGTATGGTATTAAAAGCAGTTTGTCCATGGAAAGTAATGACTCCTCCAGGATATTCTATCATGCAATTGCCAATGTTGTATAATTACAATGCAGATTTTACAGTTTTACCTGGAACTATTTGGACTGACATCCACCACGATGTAAATCAACAAATAGCATTTCATAGAACTGGCGACTTTTTCTTAAAAAGAGGAACACCGTTAGCATTGTATATTCCTTTTAAAAGAGAAAAAATGGAGTTAGAAGTAGAACCTATCAATCCTGAGTTAAGCTATAGAACGCAAGTATCTTATTATTGGTGGGCAAGTAAATTTAAAGGTGGTTATAAAGAACACCAAGCAATTATTAAAAAAGGAGATAATAATGCTAGCTGAAGAAATGGAACTAGGTAAAAAGTATTTTTGTCAGTTTACTGCACAAGGTAAAGCTGAAGATTTTGCAGTATTAGCAGGACAAAATATTCCGTTTGTTACTATTACAGGCATTGGCCAAGTAATACAAAAAGATATCGAAAACAGATTATGCATCGTAGGTGATTTAAAAACTCGTGTAGAACATGTTGTT